TCAGACGATCGGGTCGTGGACGGTGACGAGCTTGGTGCCGTCCGGGAAGGTGGCCTCGACCTGCACGTCGTGGATCATCTCGGGGATGCCCTCCATGACGTCGTCGCGGGTGAGCAGCTTGCGGCCGGAGGACATGAGCTCGGCGACCGTACGGCCGTCACGCGCGCCTTCGAGGATGTGCGACGTGATGAGGGCCACGGCCTCCGGGTGGTTCAGCTTGAGCCCACGGGCCCGGCGCTTCTCGGCGACGTCGGCCGCCACGTGGATCAGCAGCCTCTCCTGCTCGTGCGGGGTCAGTTGCACGTCCCACCTCACATCCTCGCTCCGGGCCGTGCGGGGCCCGGTTGCCGCGGCCACGGGGAAAAGTCCCTGGTGGCATGGACCGGCAGGCTAGTTGGACCGCGTTTCGGGCCTGTTAACCGGGCGCTGCCCGATGCATGATCCCGACAGCGGGCGGCGTCCCGCTCATCGACGCGCCCAGGCCCTCCCGCCGTACGGATCCCACGGGAAAAGCGCCCGGGACGACGCCGAGGACCGGACCGTATACAGCGCGACGGCCCTCACGGCCCGGGAGGCGCGCTTACGGCCCGGGCACGACCCACGGGGGCGCGGCCCGGCGCTCGCCGGCCGGCTGCGTCCTCACGAGGGGTTCGGCCCCCGGTGTTCCGCCGCGATGCCGAACCGCTGCTGTTCGCGGGGAGCGGACGCGACCTCGCGCACGGCGGAGACCGAGCGGATCACCGGCTCCTCCACGGGCCGGTCCAGCTCGTCGAGTCGCTCCAGGTCGGCGGCGGAGACGAGGGCGACCAGGGGCTTGCCGTGCCGTGTCACGACGACGCGCTCTCCGCCGTACACCACGCGGTTGATCAGGTCGGCGAGTTCAGCCCTGGCTTGCGTCACCGGAATCTCGTAGGCCATACCCCTAGCTTACGGACGTTCCAGGGGTTCCGTGAGAGACCGCAGATTCCACGAAACCGCAGTTCAGAGGCTCCGAGACCACCGTCACACGTCACGTCTGTGAGACATCCGTGAGACGGCGGGCGGCCCCAAGCCGGTGTGAGAGACCGGCCCAGGGCCTTGATCCAGATCCTTCCGATCAAGGAGCCAGACCCATGCACGACCGTACCCCCAACCCCGCACCCGAGCGCCCCGATGAGCCGCTGCGCGGCTTGCTCGCGGCCGTCCTGGAAGCCGTCGACCTTCCGTACCCGGCCACCGTCGGCGACGCACAGACCCATGACCGGATCCTGATCGAGCGCATCGGCCACGTGAAGATCGCCCTTCAGACCGTCCTCACCGATGACGCCCCGCTCGGCGTTGACTGGACGACCGAGTACCTGCGTGAGCGGCTCGCCGAGCACCCCGCGACCGGATACGTCACCTACGACCAGGCGCGCGCGGCGATCTCCGAGGGGAAGAGCTGGATGGACGCTGTCCGGCCGTCGGGCGGTGAGGGCCGATGAGCCGTACGCCTGTGTCGGTGCGCCGGACGCCCGACTTCGACGAAGACCTCGCTGTACTCCAGCGCGGCGGCCTCAGCGCGTCTGACGCGGTGCGCCAGGCCGTACGACTGATCGCGCAGGCTCACCGCACGGTAGACAACCTGACGGCGCGCAACGGGTGCCGCCCGGACGTCCTGTCCATCCACGTCGCCGACCTGACCGGCGCGTATGACACCACCGAGGAGCGTCGTACGGCCGTCATACAGGGCAGGGGCGAGCGGAGATGACGCCGGTCGAGGCACGCCACCTTGCGGACGTCGAGCAGCAGCTCGCCGACGTCACCCGCGAACTGCGCGCCACCAAGGCGCAGCTGATGTTCCTGCGAGGGCTGCTCGCCGAGGAAGCCCCCGAGCTGGCGCGCGCCGAGCAGGACGCCGAGCGAATCATGGACGCGATCCGGGAGCGGCCCCGCCCGCAGCTCCGGGTCGTCGAGGGCGGCCGGACCGACCGGCCCGCCCCCGGCCCCGACCGGCACGGCTTGCACGCCGTGTAGCCGGGCTGGTCGGCGAGGGTCCGGCCCGCACGCGCCAGGGCGCGAAGAGGCCCCGCCCATCTGCCACGGGGGGAGCAGACGAGCGGGGCCGATCGGGGGGCGTCGCCCGGCCTACAGGAGGCGGGCGACGGCTTCCGGCAGGAAGAGGTATCGGGCGCGGTGCTGGGCCCACAGGCCGCCTGGGTCGCCGTCAGTGCGCGCGGCGTAGGTGGGGCACAGGTCGCAGTTGTCGGTGTGCGGCGGCGGCACCTCGTCGGGGTGGTCTTCGGCGACGTGTGCGGCGACGGCCAGCTGCTCATAGAAGCAGCCGGCATCGGCGGCGACCATCTCGCCGAACGCGCGTAGCAGCCGCACGCACTCGTCGCACCCGAACATGAAGGGCGCCGGGGGCGGCAGCGGCTGATCCTCGGTAGGTTCCATCGTTCTCTCCTCGTGGGCCCGCCCCGCCGAGCTCTTCCGGAGACTGCGGCGGGGCGGGGTTCCCGCCGGACAGAGGCTTGCGGTCCTCGGCCTGGCGGGGCTTGGGGTGCGGCCCTGACCCGAGACGGCCGCCGTGGGGGTGCGTCAGGAAGGGGTCCGCGCCAGCACCAGGGCGAGGACCGGGGCAGTCACGGCCGCCACGTACACGAGGAGGCCGGCTGCGGCCTTCACGACGATGCCCCAGCCTGCCGGTGGCAGGAGCAGCGGCAGCGGTGCACGAGCACGACTCCGTTCGAGTGCGGCAGCGGGATGTCCTCTGTCTGGCGACAGTCTGCGTGCAGACCCTCGTACTCGGGCCTACGGGCCACCGCACACTCGGCGGACAGGTTCTCGGTGTCGGTCGCGGCGGTCACGGGCGCTCGCCACCGCTCTTCTCGTAGTGGTCGCACAGGGCGTTCAGGACGCGGGCCAGCTTCCGGGCGTGCAGCAGGGCACCGCCGGACGCTCTGCTGGGCTCCGCCCGCAGCTTCCCGCGTGCCTCGCCGAGACAGGCGAGCGCGCAATGCCGCTGGACGCTCTCCCGCTCCAGACTCCCGGCCGCCCGATCCACCATCGGGATGAGCAGCTCCAAGTGCCCGCGCACGGTCCGCGTCAGCGTGTCCAGCTCGTCGCTTGCCGGGGCAAGGGCGACGGCGTCCGGGGCCAGCAGGATCCGGGCCGTCTGCCGCATCACCTCGATGTCGGGTGGATCGGCCGGGAGTGGCTCTGCCGCTGTCGGCAGCTGGGCTGTACGGTTCGTCATGTCGACTCCAACCAGTCGGCCATGCCCCGGGGCCGTTCACGCGACCGCCGGGGCGCTGTCCGCCTATGGAATCGGCGAGCTACGCAGGGTGACAGGGGCGTAGCGTCCCAGTTTTGCGACGCTATTCGCCGACCCCGAGGAACTCGGCCAGCGGCCGGAGCCCCGGCGGGTGATTAGGCAGAGCCCACAGGTCGCGCACGATGGCCACGGCCAACGTGTGGTGCTGCATCCACGTTGGCGCGACACGTCGCAGAGACTCCAGGGTCTTCACCGCCCCGGCAGCATCCCCGATGTCCGTGTGAGCTCGGGCCACGTCGAGCAGCAGCCAGGTACGCCACGACGGGGGCGTGTCCTTCGAGAGCCGCATCCCCTTGGCCAGCGCCAAGGCGTCTTCCGGGTGCCCATACTGAACAGCGAGACGGACGCGTTCGATGCGGACGGACGACGGACTGAAGACACTGACCATGCGATTGTCGCCCCCGTCGGGGAGCTTCGAGACTCGGGCTGCTTCCTTCTCCGCCGTCTCCATCATCGCCGCCGCGCGCTCGTAGTCCCCGCTCCGCGCGGCCGACGTGGCGGCGCTCATAGTCAGCGCGCCCCACACCTTCAGACCGTCAGCGGTTTCGGTGCTGCCCGCGTTCACCATGTCCTCGGCGGCACGCAGTGCGATGCTCAGCGCGTCTTCCAGGCGTCCTTGACGCTGGTAAGTCCATGCCGTGGAGTTGACGATCATCGGTAGGAGCAGTGGATCAGAGGACTGGCCCGCAGCGTCTATGGCGCGCTCCAGGCTGATCAGTGCAAGGTCCGTCTTCCCCATCCGCACGGCGACGTGTCCGGAGAGCTGAAGCACCTTCCCCAGGGCGGCGAAACCGGCCCGGCGGTCGTCAGCGGAGGCCGAGGCGGAGGCCGAGCGCGCATCCGAGATCAGGTCCGGCAGGGCCTTCATCACCGTGTCGAACTCGGCGGCGTGGTACTGCGTCCAGCCTTCCGCGATCTGCTCTCGCAGACGCTCCACGGAGAAGTCAGCTTCCAGCGGCTGCGGCTCCGGTCCCCAGAGCGCGGGCATGATGGCGCGGCGCACCGCCACGAAGCGTGGCCCATCGTTCTCTCCCGTCGTGGAGACGGCAGGAGGGTCCCCCAGGAGTGTCGTCAGTTCTACGCCGAGACCGTTCGCTAGCGCGTGCAGTGTGGGCAGGCGCGCCGAGTGCTTCCGGCGCTGTTCGAGCTGACGGATCACGTCGACGGATACGCCGGATCGCTCGGCCAGCTCCTCTTGCGTCAGGGAGGCCAGGCGGCGCAGCCGCCGGAGAGTTCGTCCCAGGTCTTCATTTGCCACGTTGTCACGGTACGCCGACGGGCAACGCGAGCGCGCGGCCGTCGGCGAGGCTGTTCGGACATGACGACAGCGCTCCCAACCACGGCCGTGGTGACCGCGGTTGGGAGCGCTGCCGTCGGGCTACGGATATCGGCGCCCCAGACCGGTTCTAGCCGTGCGGCTCGCACGCGCCCGTCTCCTGCCCGTTGCGCTCCTCGGTGCCCCTGGGGCTCCGTAGTGCTCTGATCGGCCAGGAGGGGCCAGCGGGGCGACGTCGGGGGCACACTGGCGGTCATGCTCCCCTCCCCGATGACCGGCCGTGACGGCCGCGACCTCGTTGAAACGGGGCTCGCCGCCTACTCGCTCGGCATGAAGCCTCGGCAGTTCCGTGACTGGGCCCGCCGGCGCGGGGTCGCTCCGGCCGGCTTCCGGCCCAACCCCGTTCGCGGTCAGCCGCTCGCCCTGTGGGACCTGGTGGACGTCGGCGACGCCGTGCGGGCCGCCTCCGACGCGTCCTGAGCGCCTCCCGCACGACGTGCGGCCCGGCAGGCTCGGCACGTCCGCTGTCCGGCCGGGAGGGACGTCGGGCTGCCGTACAGCACCCGGCCGCAGCCTCCCGCGCACAGCGCCGAGCTCGCGCGACCCTCCGGCGGGTACGTGCGCGGTGCCCGGACCCGGGTCTTCTCGCGGACGCGTTCCTGCTCGGCTCTGCGCCGGCGGCCGCAGTCCGTGCAGCGCTGCGGGAGGCTGCCGCGGTTGTTCTCCGTCGCGCACGCGGCAGCACAGTCCGCGCACACGTAGCTTCGGGCCATGTCCGCTCATTCCTCAAGATTCTTTGAAATAAGGTGAGTTGAGGGCTTGACGTACACCCGGCCGTGCAGGACTCTGGTGATGCAGGCGAGCAGCTCCCACAACGGCCGACGGGCCCCCAGGTCGAGCGAAACCGCCCCCGGATCCACCAGGAAGAGCCGAGAAGGCCCCCAGGATCCGCGAAGATCACCGAATCTCCCCGAGAGTGGCAGAGCCCTGCAATCTGGCTTCGGGGGGATTTTTCTTTGAGGTGGGCGCGGGGTCAGCCGCCCTCCGGGAAAAGAAAAACGATCTTGACGCCCGCATTTGATCAACTTTGCATTCCAGCAGGTCAGAGCCCTGATCACGTCTCGTGCTCTCGTGACGTGCCCTGCTCGCCGGCCGTGCGGCGGGAGCCGCCGGGCCCCGGGCGATAGGCCGACAGCAGCCATCACAGTTGTCGTCCGACCTTCGCTCGGTAGGCGGCCTGGTCGATGCCGGCCTTGACCCGGGGCTTCACCCGCACGTCGATGAGGTCCTTGAGTCGGTCGTCGTCGAAGTGCACGTGCACCTCAGCGCCGCCGAGGCTGCCTGTCCTGAGTGCCTCGGCGAGCAGATCGAGGGCGTCGTCCCGGCGTCCTGCTGTGCCGTTGCCCGACGGCGGCGGGACGACAACGCGGCGGGTGGACACCGCGGCCGCGACGGCGGCCATGGACTGGCGGTGGCTGAGGATGCTCTCTCCGCCCTTGAAGTTGATCAGCTCGGGGCCCTTCTCGCCGACCCACGCGAGGCCGGGCGCGGCCGACGCGGTGCCCTTGGCGTAGCCACCAGGGCGGGTCATCACGTCGATCCAGCTGGCGCCGTACCTGTGCATCGCGTAGTTCACGCCGGCGTAGATCGACGCGAGCGGGTTGAAGATGCCGAGCCCCTTGAAGGGTCCGGCGAACGCCTGGAACGTGGCCATGATGGTCTGCATCAGACCGCGTGACGGGTCGCCGCGCTTGGCGTTGATGTCCCACAGGTTGATGGCGTTCGGGTTGCCGCCGGACTCGATCCCGATCCGCTTGAGCACGGGCCCGATCGCGGTGGCGGGCGCGCCGAGCATCGACAGCACCTGAGCGACCATGGGCGCCCACTGCTGGACGCCCTTGCCGACGCCGCCACCGCCCCCGCCGAAGAGGTCACCGAAGAGGTCACCGATCTTGGAGCCGAGGCTGCCGAGCGCGCTGAGGGCCTTGCCCGGCAGGTTCTTTGCAGAGATCAGGCCCTTCTGGAGGAATGCGGCGAGAGCATTCGGGAGGCTGCCGAAGACCTTCTCCACGATGGCGGAGGGGTGCGTCTCGGCCATGCCCTTGATGAGGCCGGCGGTCAGGTGGCTGCCGAGCGATGCGAAGACCTTGGAGGGTGAGTTGATGCCGAAGTGCTTCGACACCCAGCTGACGATGGGATCCACGAGGTTCGACTTGATCCACTTGCCGATGCCCTTGATCCCGCCGACGATCCCGGACTTGAGGCCGGAGATGAGCGCGCCGCCCTTGTCCACCAGCCAGGAGCCGGCCTTGGCGAAGACGTTGATGCTGGGCATGATGACGTTCCGCAGAGCCCAGCCGCCGATGCCCTTCGCGCCTGCGATGATCCCCGACTTGAAGCCGGACACGAAGGCCGCGCCTCGCGCCCACAGCCAGGATCCCGCCGACTTGAAGGCCCCCACTACGGGGTCGATGATCCAGGTCTTGCCGAAGGATCCGATGGCCTTCGCGCCCGTGACGATGCCCGACTTGAAGCCAGAGACGAAGGCCGAACCGCGCGCCAGGAGCCACGATCCGGCGGTCTTGAAGACGCCGACGACGGGGTCGACGATCCACGCCTTGCCGAGCGAGCCGAGCCCCTTCGCGCCGGTGACGATGCCGGAGGCGAAGCCCTTGGCGAACTCGAAGCCGCGCACGAGCAGCCACCGGCCGGCGCTGGCGAACGGCTTGACGATCGCGCCGATCACGCGGCCTCCAGCGGTGCCGACCTCGGCAGCGCCTCTGACCATGCCGGGGACGATGCCGCGTACGAGCCGGAGGCCGGACTCGCCGAAGCGGCCGACGTAGGCGACGATGCCGACGGCGAAGCTAGCCAGGCCGCTGCTCAGCTTCGCGGCCATCTCGGGGAAGACGCGGGCAAGGCCTGAGACGAAGCCCTTGGCGAAGCCGCCGAGCACCTTCCCGGCGAAGCCGACCAGCGACTTGGAGAACTTCGCGAAAATCTCGAACGCCCAGCTGATCAGCTTCCCGAGGAACGGAATCTTGGTGAGCATCTTGCCGATCGCGCCGACCCACTTCGCGGGCAGGAACGCGACGGTGACGACCGCGATCAAGACGTCGAACCAGTGCGCGCCGAGGCCCTTGAGCAGGGCGCCGAGGTCGACGTTGAGCAGGCCGACGACGAAGCCGGTGACCAGGGGGATAGCGAACTTCCCCAGGCTGATTCCGATGCCCACCCAGTCGATCTGCGTCATCAGGTGACCGAACGCCGCGGTGAGCTTGACTGCGCCCTTGGCGAGGGTCTTCACGCCCGTCGCCAGGCCGCTGCCGATCGTCGAGCCGACCTTGCCCCAGTCAACCCCCTTGATACCGCCGGTGACCGCCGACCGCACCTGCTCGCCGATTCGCGTGGCGAAGGACTTCGGTGGCTTCACCTTCGGGGTGATCAGGGGGGCGACCGAGCCGGAACCGCCGTGCGGCATCGGCGCGAGCGGCGGACCCTGCACGCCGGTCGTCGGCGCGACCTGCCCGACGCCGTAGTGAGGCATCGGAGCCAGGGCCGGGCCCTTGGAAGCCACGCTCGTCTTGCTGGAGCCCAGGTGCGGGGAGGTGTCGAGCAGCCCGCCCATGAGGTCCTTCGCGGCCTTCGCTGGCTTCGACCCGGTCAGGCCGCCCCAGAAGTCGCCGATGACCTGCTTGGCCTGGCCCACCCGGTCCTGGATCTGCGCGACGGGGATCATCCCGGCGAGCGTGTGGCCGAAGTTCTGCGCGGCAGGGATGCCCTTCTGGTTGATCCAGGACGCGAATCCGCTCGTCGCGGTCGTCAGGCCGGTCACGGCCTTCGTGGCACCGCTGAGTAGGCCCGTATCGCCGACCTCGATCAGTAGGTCCTCCCACGCGCCTTTCAGCCGCTTCAACTGGCCCTGGAGGCCTGCCATTTGAATCTTTGCGACTTTCTCGGCGGTGCCCCCGCTGTTCTCCAGCTGCACGCGCAGCTTGTCGAGGGCGGGTGCCCCCAGCGCGACGAGCTTCGTCATGCCCGGTCCCGCCCGCTGCCCGAAGATCGTCAGCAGATCACCGGCTGTCGCGCCCTTCTTGCCGAGCTGGTCGACGATGTCGCGGAGCGGCAGCAGCTTCCCGTGCGAGTCGCTGACCTTCACCCCGAGGTGGTCGAGCGCAGCCTGAACTTGCTTGGTGGGCTTCAGCAGTCGGCTGATCGCCCCTCGCAGTGCCGTGCCCGCCATCGAGCCCTGGATGCCCGCGTTGGACATCAAGCCGATTGCGGCGGTTGTCTCCTCAAACTTCAGCCCTGCCTGATGGGCAACCGGCGCGGCGTACTTCATTGCCTCGCCGATGCTGCTCACGCCGGCGTTCGTGTTGATCGAGGCCTTGGCCAGGACGTCAGTGACGTGCGCCAGTTGGTCAACGGTTTTGCCGTAGCCGGTCATCACGTTCGTGGCGATCGAGGCCGCGTCGGCGAGTCCCATCTGTTCCGTCGAAGCGAGGTTGATCACCGACGGGAGGGCCTTGTACACCTGCTTGGTCGACAGACCGGCCATGGCGAGGTTGCCCTGCGCGTCGGCGGCCTCCTTGGCGCTGAACGCCGTGGTGCGGCCCATCTCCTTGGCCTGGTCCCGCAACATGGTGAAGTCCCGGCCGGTGGCCTGAGACACGGCCTTGACCCGGTTCATGCTCTTCTCGAAGTCTCCGGCGGTTTTCAGCGAGGCCACGGCAATGCCTGCGACGCCGACCGCACCGACGGCCAGCGACGTCTTGATGGCCTTGCCGACCTTCGACGTCGTGGACGCCAGGGAGTTCGCGGACCGGCCGACCTGACGGAACGTCGCGGACGCCCGGTCGCGCCCGATGAGGGCGAAGACGATCGAGTTCGTGGCCACGGCCGGAGCCCTCCCAATACGGGCAGGTTGAGCGGGGAAGAGGGGGCCGCCGGCCGGGGCTGGTTGACCTCTTGGAGGACCCCGGCCGGCGGGTGTGGCGGAGGCGAGCTGCTCCGCCACGTGGGCCGCGTGAACCGGCGCGGCCGTACGGGGTGGGCGGTGCCGCTGAACCCGGACATCACCAGCCGGGTAGCACGTCAGCGGCTCCGGGGCCGTTACCTCCCGGCCGCCCATTCCCGCAGCTCAGAGGACCTAGAACGCAGGTGCCACCAGGCCGGTGCCACCGATCTCGACGATCGACTTCGGGTAGCGGGCCGCGGTGAACGCGAGGTACCCGTAGACCTGGAGGCGGACGGTGAGCGTGCCGGAGCCGACGTCGGGAAGCACCCGGGAGCGGATCCCCGACTCGAAGAGCAGGAGATCGGACGCGCGCAGGACGTGGATGACGTCCTCGTTGGTGCCCGCCCCGAGAGTGATCGGCATCGACGGGTCGGTGACCACCGGAAGGCCGTGCATCTGCCCGACGACCTGCTCGGCCGCGACCGCGCCGAGCGTGGCGATCGCGTTCTGCGGGTTACCGGCCTGAGGGACGACCAGCGGGCGCCCGTTGGTGTCGGTGGCCGCGAGGAACCATGCCCACCGGCGCGGGTGCATGACGATGACCGTGGGCGGCATGAACCGCAGCGTGTGCACGCGCTGCACCGCATCCGCGATCTTCGAGTACAGCTCGGCCACCGTGGGACTGGCGTCGGTGTAGGCGATGGTCTCGATGTTCGCCGTGCCCCGGACGCCGGTGACCTGACCGGACGAGCCGGAACCAGAGATGACCTGAAGATCGAGCTTCGTGGCGTAGTCCGCGGTGAGGTCCCGGAAGACGATCTCGTCGAAGCTCACCGGGGACTGGTCGAGCAGCTGGATCGCGATGTCCTGCTGGCCGGCGATGGTCTTCACCGGGGCCGGCACCGATGTGTCGGTCAGGTCCGTCTCCGAGACGGCCGCGTTGTCCGCCGTCTGGATCGCCGTGCTCGTGCCGGTGGCGACCTTCGGCACGTTGATCGTGTCGGTGCCGGGCGGCAGCGGCTGCGAGTTCGCGAGGTTCGCGTACGCGCGGCCCGCGCGGGCCAGCTCCACGAACTGGCTCATCAGCCACAGCGGGGGCACGGCGTAGCCGCCGTTGCCGTCGGTGCGGTTGAGGTCGCGGTACTCGGGGGTCTCGCTGACGTCCTGGGCGTGACGCTGGAGCCGCTCGATCGCGCTCCCGTCGTCCATGCCGAGCTTCACACGGGCCAGGTCCTGGAGGTAGCTGAGCCCGTTGCCGCGGGTGTAGGTGCGCGGCTCGTTGACCGAGATGCGGGGCCGGGCGGTGCCTGCAAGGTGGGCGCCCTCGGTGGGGAGCCCGCGCCGGCTCTCCGCCTCGATCTCGTCGATGCGGTCGTCGATCTGCGCGAGTTGTTCGGTGACGCGGAGGAAGTCCCGCGACTCGATGTCGCTGAGGTAGCCGTCGCCGCGGGCCTCAGCGGCACGGGTGGCTGTGTCGCGCTGCGCGACGAGGGCAGCGCGGCGTTCGCGCAGCCGAGAAAGGCGGGTGTCGGTCGTGGACGTGGGCACTTGCGCTCCCATGAGGGGATGCGCGTCGTCGGCTTCCAGTGCCAGGCATGCAGGCGGACGCTGGGTCTACAGGGCAGCGACCAGTGCCAGGCCTAGGCTCATCACGCGGGGCCAGCACCTGTACCAGGCGGGCCCGTACGGGGAGGCAGTGCCAGCCTCCCGCGGAGCTTTCGATCAGGGTACGGCAGCGGCTGCGCGCGCCGCCAGGATCACCCGAAGCTGCGGAACGTCGCCGGGGTCTCCGGCTGGACGTCCACCGGGCGCGGGTCACACTTCAGGGCTTTCGCGAGTTCCGTGCAGCTGTCCTCGTGCCAGATCACGACGTCCGTCCGGCCGTCCGGCCCGGGGCGGAGCTCGGCGCGGCCTCCGCAGGCCGCGCAGTTGGGGTGGGCCGCGAAGTGCGCGACGACGGCCGCCAGGTCCTCCTGATCGAGGACGATGGGCAGTTCGGATGCCTGCTCAGACATCGGTGCCTCCTTCCGGGGGCTGTTCGAGTTCGGCGAGGACCTCGAGGACCGCGGTCTTCAGCTCGGCGGGGAGCCGGTGGCGGGCGAGCAGGCGACGCGCCCCGGCGCCGCTGCGGGAGGCCTCGATCAGGACCGCGGCCACGCCCGCAGCCTTGCGCCGGCGGGAGCCGACGGCCGCCAGGCGCTGGAGGTCGCGCGCCCTGGCGGTGAGCGTGGGCGCGGGGGCGCGCTTCACTCTTCGCCCTTGGGCGTGCGGCGGGGCCGGCGGCCGGTCGCGCCGATGAAGCGGCTACGCGCACGCAGCTGCGCACGGCCTCGCTGCTTGGCGTCTTCCTGCTGCTCGTGACGGGCCAGGCGGCCGCTGTCGTCGCCGGTGAAGGGCGTGCTGCGGATGATCAGCCCGTCCGGGTCGGGCGTGGCCGAGGTCGGGGGCTTGGGCTTCTTCTTGGACATGGTCACTCCTTGATCAGGGGGCTCTGGGCGTCGTCGGGCGAGGGTGCGGTGAGCGCGGTCAGCAGGCGCTCGGCAGCGGCCTGGAGCGGCTCGCCGTCCGGGAGTTCGAGATGTGGGCACTGGCCGCCGTGGACGTCGAGGCAGGGCGGCCGATGGGGGGCGCGGCACAGGATCGCGCCGCATCCGCGCACGCAGGCCCGGTAACGGCCCGTCTTCAGCAGGCGGTCGCACACGGTGCAGCGGCGGCCCTTCACCGTCGGGCCCATGGGCAGTTGTCGTCGTCGCAGGGAGCTACGAGATCCGGCCCGAAGTCCCTGGGGCGCACCCGGGGCAGCGCCTCGGACATGGCACCGTCCGCGATCCAGTGAGCGAATCCGTGAGCCAGCTCCACTACGTCGCAGGCAGCTTCAGCGAGGCGCACTGCATCCCCCTGGTCATCGGGATCGCGCGGGCGGGTTGAGCCGCCGTAGAAGGCGCTGGCGGCCTGTAGGGCCTGTGCCCGGATCAAGCGCTGTTCGGACTTGGGAAGCCGCTGCTCAGGCTGCTCGCTCACGGCGCTCCTCTCGGGCGTGGTGTCGGCAGGATGTCCGGTGGTGGTCGGTGGCCGTGGTGACGGAGGCGACGCCCCGGACCCCGGACGCTGCCCGCCTGAAGCCGCACACGCAGCGGTAGCGGGCCGACGGCTCCCGCACCCAGCGCGACGCCTCGACGTCGTACGCGCCGAAGTCGACGTGGAGGCCCGGCAGGTCGGCGGGCGGCCAGGTGCTCATGCAGCACCCCGCAGATGTCTCCGGCTGTTGCTGCGAGGCAGGTTGCAGTGCTGACAGCTGCCGTCGCCGTTGTCTTCATACGGGTGTCGCTGGTGTGGGTCGACCCCTCGCACGCGGACGTCCTGTGGCTGAGGTCCTACATCAGCCACTTCTTGAGGTTGTTCTTGAGTACTCCCTGAGAAGCCGGGGGTCGGTCCCCCGAACTCGTCGGGGGTTGGTCCCCCGAACTCCAACGGGGGTTGGTCCCCCGAACTGCCCGATTCAGGGTTCGGGGGTTGGTCCCCCGAACCCTGTCCTTCAGAGTTCGGGGGTTGGTCCCCTGAACTCTTCCGCCAGGGGGGAACGCTGGCCGCCCGCTTCGGACTCGGCTTCGGTCGGCTCTCCTTGAGCGACTCCACCGCGGCCTCCCAGTCCGGCCGCGGGGCAACCAGGAGCACGTACGTGTTCGCCTTCCCACGGGTCACCTTCTCGCCCTCGGGGACCACTACGACGCCCGCAGCGATCGCAGCCCGGAGGTAGCGGCGGGTGTCCTTCTCGTCTGCGCCACAGAACTGTGCGATCTGGCTGATGCGGTAGGGCGAGTACTCGCCAGCCACGGTGCCATCGGCACGCGCGACAGCCCGAAGGGCGTAGAGCAGCTTCAGGAAGCCCGACCGCAGAGGCCGGGGCAGCTCGGGGGCCCATCTCTGGGCAACCCTGTTGCCGAAGGCGTGCGCCACGCTTCCGGAGGCCGCCTGCTCGTCGTCCATCACGCCCCTTCGAGCAACCGCACGAGCGACGCAGTCACGACGCGTTGACGGCCGCCGAGAGGCAGCACACGGACGGGGCACTCGCCCCGCCTGATCAGCTCGTACAGATGGCTCTTGGAGCAGCCGAGCGCCGTGGCCGCCTGCGAGACATCCACGGTGGCCGGCCAACCGCGCACGTCTTCGAGCGTGGGCGCAGCAGCCGAGAGCGTCCGCGCTCGCGTGGCTCGTGCGCTACTCATCGGGCACCTGCGGAGACGGTCTGGTCCCTCAGGTACGACTCGATGGCGCTCCGTCGGTAGAAGATCCGTCCCGACTTCCCGGGGGTCGTCTTGATGTACTCAGGCCCTCGGCCCATCCAGCGCCACTGGGCGAGAGTGTGAACCCGCAGCGCTGGCCCGTAGTCCGCTTCGACCTGCACGGGTTTCAAGAGCTCGTCGCCGCCCTCAGGCAGCACCTCCGTGGCCACTATCGACCTTTGGCTCATTTTTTCCTCGGCTTTCGTGTTCAGATTGAACACGGCTAGAGATACACTGAACACATGGCGAGGATCAAGCTAGCACCCCGGAGCAAGAAATGGACACCGATGAGCCCTACGCTTCCGTTCATGAGCGAAGCCCAGCGCCGACCGCGCCCCTCAGTCACTTACGGCCCCACCGCTGAAGCGGTGGCGGCGAACGTGAAGCGGCTGCGAGAGCGCCACAACATGACGATCTACGCCCTGTCCGCGGCCCTCGGTGACGCCGACCGCCCGATCACCCCCTCGGCCGTAGCAAAGATCGAACGGATGGAGCGGCAGGTGACGGTCGACGATCTGGCCGCCCTGGCGATCACGCTCGGCGTCTCGCCCTCTGCCCTCCTGGTCCGACGAACGCTCACACCGGACGAGTCGGTGGGCGTCACGGGCGTCGGCGACGTACCGGCGCTGGCAGCGTGGGACTGGGCTGACGGACTCACGCCGCTGGTCTACGACCCCCGGAGCAACCCGAACGAGCAGTACCGCGAGTACGAGCTCTTGGGCCGTCCCGGATTCCTCGCCCCGCTCCGCTCCGCCCGTCAGGCCTACACACGCGAGCAGCTGGATGAGTACCGGGCGGAGGGGCACGTACGCGGCACGTACGAATGGGACCGGACCGACGGGAAGCCTCGCTGGAAGAATCCGCCGACGACCGAGGGGGAATCCGATGGCTGATCCGATCAAGAAGATCACGCTGGGGGGCGGCAAGGTCCGATACCGGTTCGTCGTCGACGTCGGCCGAGACGAGAGCGGGCGCCGCAAGCAGCTGACCGTCACGAAGGACACGAAGAAGGAGGCCCAGGAGGAGTACGCCCGGATCGTCAACCAGAAGGCCACCGGATCCTTCGTCGCGCCGAACAAGATCACAGTGGCCGAGCTGCTGGCCATGTGGCTCGCCAAGAAGGCCCGGGACCTGGAGGCAACTACGATCCAGGGCTACCGCAACGCCCTGGTGCACGTCGACGAGTACCTCGGTCACATCCGCATCCAGGAGCTGACCGAGGATGAGGTCGACTCCATGGTCGCGTGGCTCCTGGTGGCCGCGCGCCGACGCGGCGGGAAAGTCGGAACGGGCATCCGGCCCAGCACGGCACAGGGCGTGCTCTCCCGGTTGAAGGAGGCCCTCGGGTGGGCTGTCGTCCGGAAGTACGTGCACGCCAACGTCGCGCAGTATGTGCAGATCCCGCGCAAGGCTTGGAAGGAGGACCGGCGCACCAACCGGCGGCCCAAGCCGTGGAACGTCGTGGAGGTCAAGGACTTCCTACTCGGCATCCGCGACGACCGACTGTTCGCGCCGCTCATGCTCAGCCTGATGGGGCTGCGCCCCGCCGAGGTCGCAGGGCTGCGCTGGGAGGACATCGACCTTGACGGCGGGACGCTGGACATCGCCAACACGCGGACGATGATCGGCAACGCCGAAGTGGTCGAGAAGGACACGAAGACGGAGGCCGGCGAGCGAGTCTTGCCGCTGCCGGAGCCCGTACGGCAGGCCCTACTCGCCTTCAAGGCGCTCCAGGAGATCGAGCAGATGTCCATGGGCAGCTTCTACGTCCCGTCGGGCTACATGTTCGTCGACCACATCGGCGAGCCGCTCACCACACGTCACCTTCGCGAGCACGCCTATGCGGCCATGGCGCGGCTGGAGTTGCGCAAGGTGCGGCTGTACGACGCCCGTCACTCGTGTCTGACGTTCCTGGCCGTCAACGGCGTCCCGGACGTGATCCTCGCGGCATGGGCCGGGCACGTCTCGGCGGAGTTCACGAAGCGCGTCTACGTCCATCCGAGCCCTGACGATCTTCGGGCCGCCTCGGATCAGCTCACGGTCCTGCTCGGCTTCGGGGATGAAGTCGCCGCATGACCAGCGCGTGAGATTTTGTGAGACAAACCCCCCAGAGAACAACTGAATACCGCCTCTGACCTGCTGTTTCTAGTGGATCACTAGAATGTACCCCCATTCTAACGTCACGTACGTCCTGTACATTTTTTACAGATGCGCCCGACGCAGAAGGAGGGGCTTTCCGATGACCCGACCGTCCGCCCGCCATGTCCTGCCCGAGTTCACCGAACGCACGAGCTTCGGCACCCGGACGATGGATCCGTACTCGAAGCTGCTGGAGGAGCGGATCGTCTTCCTGGGGACGCCGATCGACGACTTCTCGGCGAACAACGTGATGGCCCAGTTCATGTACCTGGAGCACAAGGACCCGGACCGGGACATCGCGCTCTACATCAACTCCCCCGGCGGCTCGTTCAGCGCGATGACGGCCCTGTACGACACGATCCGGTATGTCACCTGCGACGTGGAGACGACCTGTCTGGGCCAGGCGGGTTCGTCGGCGGCGGTGCTGCTCGCGGCGGGCACGCCGGGCAAGCGGTTCGCCCTGCCGGGCGCGCGGATGACGATCCGCCAGCCGTCCCTGCCCGAGCCCGTCGAAGGACAGGCCAGCGATCTCGCCATCCAGGCCGATGAACTGGCGCGCATCCGGGCCACCCTGGAGGGGATGCTCGTCCTGCACACCGGGCGCAGCCCGGAGCAGGTCAGCGCGGACATCGAGCGCGACAAGTTCCTCACCGCCCCGGAGGCCCTGGAGTACGGCCTGGTGGACGGCATCATCTCCACCCGCAAGACCTCGGCCGGCGGCCAGGGTGGGAGGTGAGGGGCCGATGGTGCCCGAGCTGCCGCCGCTGCCCGCGTTGACGCGCGCCGAGGCCGAGTTGATCGACGGTTACCTCGACGTCGTCGACCTGCTCGGCCGTATCAATCCCGCCCACCACGGCGACACGTACCGCGGGCTGCGGGCCGCCCAGGCGCTGGTGAGCAAGGCCGCCGTACTGCGTGACGCGCTGACGCTGATGCACCAGCGGGGCGAGAACGAGCTGCACGCCCCGACGCTCGCGCGGGCGCTGCGCGTCCTGGACGGGGAGCGCCGCACGGCGCGCGTCACGGTGCCTCCGCTCTCCGACAGTTGACGCGACCCGGCTCCGGCCGGGCGGTCCGCGCCCCGAGCGTGCCGTCCGGCCCGGAGTTGAAACGGACCAGACGGGCGACCCCCGTTCGGCGTAGCGTGCGCTGTCTTCCACGGCCGGTAGAGGTTGCGCAAATGGGCGCTCTTCGGGCGGAATAAAAGGCTCCACCGCTGGTCCGGGGCCCTGTGGCCGCCTTGACACCTGATCGGCCATCAGGGTGTCCACCCGAACGGGTGAGTGGTGAGTAACCCCACAAATCCCCGGTTCCATTGGGATTTTCGGACATCCGTGAGCCAAGATCCCTGACTGACGACAAGCCCCCGCCACAAGAGGCGGGGCGGTCCGGGCGGACGCCGAGTCCTGCCGCCGCCCGGATGACCGGTCGACAGAAGTGCATCGGCAGGAGTGGAGGACCCAAGCACGACGGGTCGCCGGAACGGTCACGCCATGACCGGGCCGAGCAGCCCTTGGGGTGAAGCCGCGTCAGCGGCCGGGCAACTTCGCCAGCCCGAATCCGACAGGTCATCCTTCACAGGCGGCTGACGAAGGGTTGCGCATGACTGCGCTCAATCGTGTCCCGTCGCTCATGGTCCGGGCCGGTACGGCCTCGGCCTTCGCCATCGCCGCCGTCGGCGGCTCGGTCGTGGTTCCCGGGCTCGCCCCGGACGCCTCGGCTGCCACACCGGCGACGAAGGCGCTCCAGATCGCGGCCTCCAAGAAGGGCGCTCCGTACAAGTACGGGGCCACCGGGCCGAAGAGGTTCGACTGCTCCGGGCTCACGCTGTACTCGTACAAGAAGGCGGGCAAGACCCTGCCTCGGACGGCGGCCCAGCAGTACAACAAGACGAAGCACATCTCGGCGTCCAGCCGCAAGGCGGGCGACCTCGTGTTCTTCCACTCGGGTTCGAACGTGTACCACGTCGGGATCTACGCGGGTAACGGCAAGATCTGGCACTCGCCGAAGACCGGGGACGTGGTGAAACTGCAGAAGATCTGGACCAAGAGCGTCTGGTACGGGCGGGTCCGCTGA